TCAAGAAGCGAATTGACTGAAGTAGTGCCAATCCCTAAACGCCCTGAGGAATCCACTCTCAGTGCTTCACTGTTATCCACGGTGATGCGGAAGCCACTACCTGCTGCAGCATTGGCAGGGTCACACTTCATGGTGACCAAACCACCTGTATCTGTTGTTAATTCGCCGTAAGCATCAGCAGCAGCATCGCTTCGCTTAAAACGGAAGGCCGGATCTGTGCTTTGGATGTGAAGCAGCGTGCTAGGGCTACTAGTCCCCAGACCTAAGCGGCCACTGGAGTCAATAACGAGGCTGTTGACAGGTGCGCTGCCGTTAAAGCTGACGGCTTGAGTGGAGCCTGCTGTACCTGCACCGACAAAGTTCAGAGCGCCAGTTGAGGTGAGGCGAAGGCGCTCGGCAGCACTTGTATTAAAAGCAAAGTAGTTATTGGTGTGGTCGTAAGTAATTTGGCCTTCATAGGTTTGCTGACCGACGGTCCCGTCAGCAAACATAATATAGCCAGCGTTGGTGCTACCTGAAACGATGGTGATACCGTTGCTTCCTGTAGACCCAATTACCAAATTATCGGCAGCGCTGTTGTAGGAAGTTTGACTGCTATTGCCAATTCCGACATTCCCACTCGCATCAACAAATAACTTGCCAGTGCCATTAGTTGAGATGGCTACGCTGTTTGCGGCAGGGGAATAAATGCCCGGCACATAGGTAGTGCCAGTGCCGACCTGGATGCTGGGAGCAGCAGCCGTTCCAGCTGGGTGCAGGACATTGCCGGTCATCGTGCCGCCAGCCTTCGGCAGGGCAGCGCTGGCAGTTGTCGAAACAACCGTCACGAAGTCGTAGGCAGCCTTGACGCTGGCGGGCGTAGCGGCGGTGGCTGTGCTGGCGCTGCTGGTGCTGTCAGTCAGCTGGACAATCCCAACCGTTGACGTAGTGGCGGTGGGCTGCGTGCCAGCAAAGACGATGTTGCCGGTCATCGTGCCGCCAGCCTTCGGCAGCGCTGCAGTCGCAGTAGTGCTGGCAGTGCTTGCAAGGTCGTAGGCGGACTTGACGCTGGCCGGGGTGGCAGCAGTCGTCGTGCTGGTGCTGCTGGTGCTGTCAGTCAGTTGCACCACGCCTACAGCACTTGTCGTGCCAGCAGGGAACGACTGGCCAGCGGCAAACGTGATTGCCCCTGTCATGGTGCCGCCCGCCTTGGGCAGAGCTGCATTGGCCGTCGTCTGAGCCGCTGCTGCTGCGCTCGTCAGGGTCGCGTCAGCCGTATCCACGTACAGCTTGGTCGCCGGCTGCAGGTTGGAAGAGGGGGCTCCGGCCAGGGTCAGCGGACCGGTCAAGGTCCCACCAGCCAGCTTCAGGTAGCGAGAGTCAGAGTTGTTGGCGTAATAGTTGAGCCACGTCCAGGTCGCAGGGCTGGTGGTGTAGCGCAGCCGGACGCTCAGCCCTGCATCACCGACAAAGCCAGCAGGCTTGCCGGACAGCGGAGTGAACGACTCCAGGCCAGTCGAGTCGGCGATCTCGATGTAGGTGTTGTTGGCTGGCGATGCCGGGATGCCAGCGACGTTGGTGATCGGGGTGTAGTTGACGCTGCTGGCGACTGCAGCGATGGCGGCGTCGGCTTTGGTGTTGGCCGTATTGGCCGTATTCAGAGCCGTGGTGGCATTGGTGGAAGCAGTGTTCGCCGTGCTCAGCGCCGTCGAAGCGTTGCCACTCGCGGTGTTAGCCGTGTTGACGGCATTGGTCGCATTGCTGCTGGCCGTATTGGCCGTGCTCACTGCCGCACTGGCGTTGCTGGCAGCCGTATTGGCTGTGCTCAATGCCGTTGAAGCATTGTTGGCAGCCGTATTCGCCGTGGTCGTGGCGGAAGCAGCTGCAGCAGACGCGGTGTTGGCGGTGGTCACCGCGGCACTGGCATTGGTAGCTGCAGTGTTTGCGGTGGAGCTTGCAGTATTCGCAGTCGTGACTGCCGCCGTCGCGTTGGTGCTGGCGGTATTGGCAGTGGTTACTGCGGCGCTGGCATTCGTGCTGGCGGTATTGGCCGTGCTGACAGCTGCGTTGGCATTTGTCAGAGCGGTGTTGGCCGTGCTGATCGACGTGTTGGCCGTCGTCAGCGCCGTGTTGGCGGTGGTGGTGGCAGAGGTGGCAGCAGCAGAAGCAGCTGCAGCAACCACGGTGGTGGCATCCGACTGGTCCTCTGTCTCCTGGTTGACGTACAGGTTGAAGAGGGTTGCATCATTCAGCTGACTAGCAGTCAGCAGGGTGCCTGCAGCAAAAGTCGTATATGCCGCGTCCTCTGGAGTGATGCGCTGAATAACAAGGCCAGTGCCTGCTGCAATGCCAGTGGCCAACACAACCTTGGTGCCAGCAGGATTTACATCCCACTGAGCTGGGCGGGTGAGTTCAACAAGCGTTGTCCCGCCGTTAGTGCTGGTGAAAACGTGTATATGAGAAGGCTGCAGAAAGCCAATTGCCTTCCCGCCAGTGGTGGTGAGATTGAACTCCGTCGTGCCAGCAGATGGCGACGGGTACGAAACACCGGAATAGGTGAATGCGGGATAGGACACTGGCCAGCGGTAGCTCTTTGATTAAGGCTACCGCTCACAACCAGCCAAAGCTTGAGTTACTGGTATCGCTCGATTAGCGACTGAAGCTCGCGCCTGTCACGGTCAGCTGCAGCAATGTCATTATTGCGAGCACTAAGATTGATGGACTGCACAAGTGCAATGCGCTGCGCTATCTCTGGGTTGCGACGTGCATACTGATTAAGCGCTGTCTTGTAATACTGGCGCTGCATTGACTTGAAGGTCGTTTCAATGCCAGTCCTGTAGTCGTCGTTCAGCCGCACTCGGTTCTGCATGTAGTTCTGCACATCGGCCGAGGCCCAGAACGAGTCGATCCACTCCCGGAACAGCAAGCCACCAACTCGCGTCTCGGCCATCAGCTTGTTCACCTCTTGCTGCTGCGCCAGCGTCAGCTTCAAGTCCGGGTCGCGGTTCTCGGTGTAGCCGCCCATGATCTGGTAAATCCGCTCCCAGGTCTTGTCTGACGTGGCCCGTCCACGCGGGAAGAAGGGGATCGCAAGCTCCAGTGGGTTCAGGCCATTGCGGCCAATGCCAGGGGCCAGCGGCACAGGCTCACCCGTCACAGGGTCAATCAGCGGCGGGATAGAGCCGTTGCCCGGGAAGCGGTCAGCGATCTTGCCCAGCAGGCCTTTGCCAAAGGTGGTCTCGTGCAGGGCAAAGATCTCACCCAGCGTCCCGCCCTCATAAGCAGAGCGATACGGATCGGGCACCTTGTCAAGGTAGTTCAGCAAGCTGCCGAACGGCGTCAGGGTTGAAGCGAAGTTCTGCAGCGTGGTAGCAATCTTTCCGCTGGCGTCCATCTGATCGCCGGTTTGGCTCCAGACATCCACAAAAGTGTTGACGCCCTTCAGGAAGCTGGCCTGATACCAGCCACTGGCCACGATCCCCGCAATGCCAGCGAAGATCTTGTCCTGCTCGTCGCCCTGCATGTAGGAAGCGACCTCAGCAGAGTCGGCCACCATCCTCAGCACAATCGACATCGGCTCACCAAACCGGTCAAACGGGATGGCACCGAACGGGGTCATCAGGGAATACTTCGCCTTTCCCTGAGCGTTGATCATTCGCTCCCATGCCTGCTGCTGGGGGCTGCGGCCACCACCACTACTCCAGCGCCCAGGGCCACCGCCAATGATCTGGCCGTTCATCACCCCACCCCAGACAGCAGCGCCAAGCGTCGCCGCCATGCCGATCTGACCAGCGACCCGGAAGCTTTCGCCTGGGTCCTCCAGCAGTGCCTTCTGGATGTTGAAGATCGCCTTGGTCGGGTCTGACGCCGTGATCGAGATGCCCTTGCCAATTGCCTCAAGGCCTGTCGATTCAAAGAAGCCTTGGCGCAGGATGTTGGCCGGTGTCTTGATGAACGGGAAGAACGGCCGCAGGGCCGGCACCTTGTTCACCCCTTTGCTGAACCATGCCGACACAGCGTTCGGCTCCTGGAACGTGGCGAAGTCCGCCTCCTCCAGCAGGCTCCTGGCACCCTCGTAACCACGGCTGATCGCCCACTGCTGGCGAACGTCTGGGTGCTGCAGGTTGAACGCCTTGTTCAGCTCTTTCTCCACATACACCGCCAGCTTCTTGCCATCTGCCGGATCAACGCCTTCCTTCTGGACCGCCCACTGAACACCACGGGCAGCCACCTCACCGCGCACCACGAGGTGCTTGACGAACTCGTCAGAGCCCAGCAAGGCACGGCTTGGCAGGCGAATCACCTTGCCCATCGTGTTCAGCATCTGCTCCACCGACTCCTCCATCTGGAGGCCGGCTTCTTTGAACTGGGTGCCGCCGAAATACTGGCCACGGATCTCCTCCGCACCACGTCCGGTCAGGGCGCGATAGACCTGCTGCTCGGAACTGAAGGCGTGCCAGCCCAGCTTGAGGGCATCGTTCCAGGCCGTGTTCATCGCCGTCAGGGTGGCGGCTGCTTCTGCCATCGCCTGACGTGCTGCCTGCTTGCCTGGCAGGCCAGCTCCCTGCCATAGCCCTGCAGCAACAAGCTGCGAGATCGGCCTGGCATAGGCCCAGGTGAACCCCAGACCGTTGGTCACGATGGTGGCCGGGGAACTCAGCAGGCCATTGATCCAGACCTCGTTGAAGGCCGAACCAGCCAGCTGCACCTGACCCGTCACCTTGAAGGCATTGCTCGGCGTATCCGCAAACTGGACACGCTTGGCAAACGCAATCAGGTCATTGATCCCTTCGGAGTAGGTGTCGGGATTGGCCAGCTTGGCCGCGGCAGCCGTCAGGAGGTCACCCTGCAGACCCACCGTGTCCATCTCTTCACCGGTCTGCTGGACAAACCGCTCAGCATCACGGACCGCTTTCGGGCCCGTATTGGCGATCCTGTCGATCAGCAGGGCACGGCCACGGGATTGGTCCCAGCCCAGGATGTGACCCATCAGGTCAGAAATGGACTTGGCCTGCTTCCCGAACTGCAGCGCTTCGGTGGTCGCATCCTCGCCAGCAGCAACCTTGTTCAGCAGGGTCGAGGCCAGCAGCCTCAGGCCCCCGCCATAGGAGTCCACGACAATCTTCGTCGCAGCAGCAATATCGCCCATGTCCTCTGGGTCGATCTTGCGGTTGATGACGAAGACATCCTCCCCCTTGGCCTTGCTCAGTGCCTTGTCAAGCTTGCGATACCCCTGGCTGCTCAAATAATTCAGCAGATCCTGGGGATCCAAAGGCAGCATGTTCTTGAGCAGATTGTCTAACCGCTCTTGGGTGGCCTCCCAGTAACCAGCCCTTGGGCGAACGTCAGGTGCGCCATCGGCCAGACCACGCGCTGCAATGATCCGGCCGAACCAACCTCCATCCTCTGTGGATTCCTTAGCCCTCTGCACATAGCGAGGGCCGGCGTAAGGAGAGCAAATGCGTTGTGCCATCAGATGAAGTCGCAGAAGTCGCCGTGGTCAAGGAAGGTCTGCATGTCTTGGATGAGTCCGTTGACAGTGCGTTGTGCCCTGGCTTGAGGTTCCAGGAGTTTTACCTGGGTGTCCAGCTTGTCGGCCAAGTTGCGTAAAGACCTGGCACGAGGTCCTGTGATGCTCCCAGACTCCAACCCGTTGCGAATAGCAGAGGCCAGTGCCCTCATATCGCCCTGGCCAAGATCAAACGTCCGCTTCTGAGGGCCAAGCTCATTGATGTTGAAGAAGCCGCTGTCTCCCCTACGGGCCAGCCACGCTTCATCCAACAGTGAATCAAGGCGAGGCAGCAGACCTTGCACAGCAGCAATCTGGGAGTCGGTCATCTGAACCTTGCCCATCACGTCGGAATCGACAACCGGATCACCAATCACGTTGTCAATTGGCTCGTCAGTGGCATCGGCCTCCATTTGACGGGCCCTGGCGACCAGCGCCTTTTGATCCTCACGCAGCTGGCGATCAGCGATCTTCTCTGCTGCAGCCTTGGTCCGAGCAGAGCCAAGCAACTCGCCATTGCTGTCAAACACTTCCCAGCCACGGCCAGCCTCTGACTTCAGAACCTCAGGGCGCTGCAGCGAATCCAGCGTGGTCCCAGTCATTTCACGCACCACCGCAGCGTCATCAACACCACCCTCAAGACCTCGCAACGTGGCAGCATCAAGTCGTGCTTGCTCGGTGGCATCAAGCATGTCCACCTTGCTGCCAGCCTCAATGGCATCAGATGTGGCCTGAGCTAAGGCCGGATCTGCTTCCTGTGCTGCCAGCTTTTCGCTTTGGGCAACATCAATCGGCAAAGGTTGCTCCTGCTGGGCTGCTCGGTATGACTCAGCAATGTCAATGTCGTACTGCTGGATCTGAGCAAGCTCGTCTAGCGTCTCGGCCTGCTTGACTACAGCCGCGTTGCGGTCTGCTGTTGCAGCACCTGCACGGTTATAGAGCACCTCAAAACTGTCAGGATCAATCTTGGCCCAGCCTTCGTCCAAGCCCTGGCGTACAAAGTTGCTGTACCAAACGGTGTCTACAGCGTTGAAGGCACCCTGAGCATTCATCTGCAGCGGGAACTGCTTCAGATACTCAATCCGATCAACACGAGTGCGCGGTGCAATCTGGTTGACGCGCTCAGTAATCGACCGGAAGACCCCATCAGGCCCTTGGACCATCACCTCCGGCATACGCCGTGCAATCTCCTGGCCAACCGCAGCTCGCTGCGTTTGAGGAGTAACGACAGGTTCAGGCGGACGAAGCGGTGAACCAAGGTCCTGAACCGTGACCGGCTCGATTTGGCCAGGCTGCAACAGCTGTCCAGGTTGCTGCTGCTGCATTGGCGCAAGCTCGCCAATGCCATCAAGACGGCGCAGGGACTGCTGAACACGAGGATCAAGCTCGGCCTCTGGCATCCGAGCTTTGTCTTCAAGCCATGCCTTGTAGGCAGGCAGATCGTCAGCGGGAGCGGGAGTCGGGCCCTGCATTGGCCCTGGGGCCTGCAACGCCTCACGGCTCTTCAGCCATTCCTGGTACAGCGGGTCATCATTCAGCTCGCTGGCAAGGCCCTCCATCTGGGCCAGCCGGTTCTGTACAGGGCTGTTCAGGTCAGCCGGTCCACCAGTCAGAAGGGGTTGAGTTCCCTGCTGTGCAATTGCTTGGCGCTCACGCGCAGCTGCCCACTGGGCCTGCCACGAAACTTGCTGGTCCTGGGCGGCACGCTCGGCATTAACCCTTTGCCACAGCTGCTCAGTGTCAAAGGCGTCCTTCGCCGGGTTGAGCAGGCCAGCTGGTGCGTATCCATGGAGCTGGGCAATGGATTCACCCAGCTGCTGCGACTCCAGATCCATCGCCTTAAGGATCTGATCCCTTGCCTCAGGCGATGCCTTCCGATACGCCGTTGCAAATCGACGAACGCGGATCATGTCGATCACGCCGTTCATTACAGGCGCCATGATCAGATTCTCCAGGCCCTGCTTGGCCTTGCGAATCAATGCCGGATCCTCCGGCCGGATCATGGTTCCCTGCCCAAGGAACTGCGCGACAGGGTTGTCCAGTCCGTAGAGCATGTCGCCAACGGTTTCGTCGGCTGCGTCGTCACCCTCGCCCGCAACGTTCAGGGCCATGAAGGTGTCCCATGCCACGGCCTGACCAAAAGTCTTCAGGCGGCGCTCAGGAGACCACTTCCCAAAAGAGCCCAACGCCTTGAGGCTTTGGCGGGTGTCGTCAAAGAAAGCAGCTGCTCCAGCCAGTTCTGCGTCCTTGCCGATGTTCTGTGCAACGTCCTTGTAAGTAAGGGTCAGCCAGCTGTTGCGAGCTGCCGTGCTGCCGAGCTTCTGGGCTGGTGAACCCTTGATCGCACCTTCAGCCAGGCTCTGCAGACGGCTGACGACACGGGCGGTGTCATCAAGATGGTTGACCTCACCAAAGGTCTTCTCCAGTGCAGTGCCGACCTTGGCAACCTGGCCAAGTTTCGGAAGCTTCCCAGCCAGGGCAAAAGGCTTGGCAAACCAGCTGACCGGCGTAACAAGGCGGCCGATGTTGGAGACCATTCGGCCAAGCTCTGATTCCGCCTCAAATGACTGGCGGCGAGCCTTGGTCAGTGGGTTATCGCTGTCGTCAAACAGCTTGCTGGTTTCAAACTGACCGCCCAGCAACCAGTCCTTGCCTTCATTTGCAATATCAACAAGGCCACTGCCAATATCAATAATGTCTGTAGGGATACCGGCAAGGATGTTGGCTCCGACTTTGAGCGTGTCACCCAGTAAGCCGCCAGGGCCGCTGGGCAGGAATGGCTTATCACTGCCTCCCTTCTGCCTGAAGTCCGCCTCAGTTTGAGCAAGCTTCTGGTTTTGCTCCTGGTTCCGATAAAACGCTGCCTGCTCAGCCAGCGAAGAGCCGTAAGCGGGGCGTGCAACTGGTGTTCCAGCAGCAAGGAGGCGCTCCCTTTCGTCTCGCTCCTTGTCAACAAATCGCCCTGTAGCTGAATCCCATTGCAGAGGCATGGTCAGGTTCTCCTCTTGTAATCAAAGGTCCCAGCCCTGGAACGCTGGTCCTGCAGCAGTCGGGTGTAACTGGAGAAAGTCGTATCTAAGCGCCCGGTATTTGGGTTGATAAAGGAGTTTGCTCTGGCCTTTGCGATGGATTCAATCGTTGCGCCGCTCTGAATGACACGCGGCAGTTGACGGATGAAGTCAGGGACAGCAGCTGGAGCCTGCACCTTGAGGTCCAGGATGTTGAACATCAGGCGGTTAAACCCAACCGTTCCCTGTGGGATGCCCATCCGTTGCAGGATTGGCGCAACCGTCACAGCGGTCTGGGTAAGGATTCCAGCCCAGCGACGGTCAGTCGCGCCGGGCGTTCCGCCCTGCTGGCCACTCACAGTCCCGACGTTCCACGCGCCATTGCCTGGGTCGCGGTGGCCGTAATAGTTGCGCGTGTAGCCGCCATTCCAAGTCCTGGTCCCTTCGTTAATGCCAATTGCCACGAGGAAGGGGTGGGCAACGTTGTTGATTGCCAGCGGCACAGCGCCCATCACACGGCCAGCATCCACCTGTGGCAGCGCTGGGGTACGAGCAGTGACGCGCTCTTGCTGCCTCCAGATCCGAGCCATGGCCGGATAGTTCTGCAGGTTCAGAACGCCAGCGCCCTGCTCCTCAGGAGCCTGCACTTGGGGATTACCAGCGCGGCGCTGCCCTTCCAGCGTGTCAAGCCCTGCTGCACTGGCTGGCTGAATGCCCAGCACACCATCCAGCAGGCTTGCCAAAAGCTGAGGGCCTGGGCTCTGCCGGGGCTGGGCACTGGTCTCTTGTGGTTTGACCGACGCCTGAGGCTTTGGCGCAGAGGTCTGCGGCCGCAGCGGGGCAGTCATCTCTCGATAGTCCTGAAGGCGATCTCCGGTCCAACGCAGCAACGCGCCAAGAGGGCTGCTGTCGAAATAGCCGCCAGTCGGATCGCCCTTGGGACGCGGTGCGCTGGTGGATGGACCTTTGCCGCTCTTCCCCCTCTCAACCATCTCTCGCCAAATCTTGGCCGGCTCGGCAAATGCCTTGGTCTTCCCGTCATCGTTTTCAGTGATGTAGCCAAGCCGATCAACAAAGTATTTGCTGAGGCTGGCGGGATCCATCCGAACACCGCGAGCGCGAGCCCCATCAATTACAGATTGCGGGAATACTCCTATTTGGACTTGCCCGCGTGTCTTGTACAGGTTTTCTTGCAGCATTTCGGCTTCTGCCCTGACCTGCTTCTCAAAAGTCTTGCCTTGCACATTTGACGAAAGTGCATCTGTCCTGAGGCGCGACTGCGTGTACTCACGAAGATTCTTCTGATAGAACTTGTCGTAGTCCTCCTCAGTGACAGTTTTACCAGCAGCTCGCAGCTTTGAAATATCGCTCTCGGTCATCTTGATAGTCGCTCTTATGGTTTCATCCTTCACGATTGAAACCAGCTCTCTGTCGTCAAAACCTGGGCGTACAGCCTTGAGCTGGCCCGCAATGGCCGAAACGGAGCTGTCAATCTGACCTTCAGACCTACCAGCTGCAGTGACGACGTTCTGCTTGTCAGTGCGAGCGCCAGAGGTATTGGCCTTCAACAGCTGCGCTGTTTGCCCAAGGGTGATTCGTCCAGACTGGCTTGCAGCCAAGATCTGCTGTTGCACGTTGATCGAATCAGCGCCGATCTTGCTGGACTGAATTGCCAAGCGCTCAGCTTCAGCCTGTTGCGCCGCCGTGCCCTCAAGCTTGTCTTTGCTTAGCCGGTCTGCCCAGCCATAGAAGCTCATTGCCAGCTCTGGATTCTTTGTGATTGCCAGAAGCTGTTGCGTACCTAAAGCGGGGTCATAACTGGGATCGCGCAAAGCTTTTGCCAGCTCTGGCGCAACCACATTCTTCATCTGCTCCTTGACTTCAAGCTGCTCAATCTGCCCTTGGATCTGCTGGCGATTTTGAGCAATGAAGTCCTGGATGCTCCGGCCGTCCTGCATCCGGTAGTTGCCAATGGATTGGCCATCGGCAAACTTGACGCCCGACTCAGCAAACAGCACACCAGCAAGATCCAGCGTGTTGGCTGCCTGCTGCATCCCGATCAGGGTGCCGCCAGCTTTGGAAGCATTGACGGTGCTGAGCATCCCAGGCAGCAGGATCTCGGTCACCAGCTGCTCTTTGGTAAAGCCTGTTCCGTTGGCTGGGTTCTCCCATTGCGCCACCCATGACTGGGTGCGCCCCAAGATGCCCTGGCCAAATGCTTGAGTGTTTGGTGCCTGGCCCGGCTTGATCTGACCGCTCTTTGCCAGGGCTTGGTCGGCTTCGATGGCTCGATCACCAGCCGAGACGGCCCCGGCCAAAATGCCGCTGAAGCCAGTAGCGGTGTTGTCCCTAAGGGTTTTGTCGGTGGCCAGCGCTGAGCGGTTGAACGTTGCCGTGTCAGCCCGCTGCTGAGCAACGATCACCTCTGGAGCCACCTCACCTTGCGCCCAAGAGGGCAGGTTGGAGATGCCCGATTGCTCTGCAGCCTGCGCACGCAGACCAGCACGACGCTGAGACTTCTGCTTGTCCCAGTCCTCGTCGGTGAGCCCCTGAGGCTTGGGGCTATTGAGGAAGCTGTCCTTGGTCGTCAGGACGTTGTAGATGTCTGCCTGCGCCTGGCCAGAAGCTGCAGCCAGTGCACGGTTAACAGTGTCCTGGGCCTGCGGCATCAAAGAGCGCAGGGTTGACGAAGCAACCGGGTCCCCGGACCGGAGCTGGCTGACAAGCTTGGGGTCAGTCAGGACGCCAGCGACTTGCTGCTTGACCTTGCCGTCGATGTAGGCGTCGTATAGAGGCTTGCCGGTCTTGACTACTGAATCAAGGAAATTGGACATCTCCTTGTAGTTCTGACCAGCGTTCTGGCCTGCAACCCGCGCATCAGTGAAGTCCATGTACCGGCCGTTGCCGGTGACACGAACCGTTTGACGTTCAACGTCACGGATCTGATTCGGCATCGCGGGCCGAAACAGGGCGTTGACAGTGCTGGTTGAAGGCCTGCTGTAAGTCATGGATTAGCAGCCTTTTTTGCCGCCACCCTTGCCGCCTTTGCCGCCTTTCTTGGTCATTGCTTGAATGGTGTCAACAACACTCACAGCGTACCGCCGTGTCCCGAGCTTCGGAAGATTTGCTGGCCCAATTGCATGGCATGGTCGGCCGAGAACTGCTTGACCAGCTACATGCAGAGGACCCACGCGAACGGCTAGCCGCCATTGATCGTGCAATGAAGTTCCTGCGCGACAACAACATCACAAGCACTATCGAAGCATCAGTGCCATTGCAAGACATCAGAGCGTCTATGCCAACGGCAGATGAACTTGAAAAGCTGATGCAACTGACTCCCGACTAATGCTCAACGTCGAATGCATGGACGGTGAGCTGATCAAGGTCTGCCTCACCGAAGACGGCTTCACCAGCTGCTGCTACGTGACCAGCCACCACCTCACCGCTGAAAAGGAGCAACAGCTCCGCAACGCAAACCTTCGCGCCGCCCTGGAGGCAATGACCTAATGGCAGTTCGTTCCAAGACCGGCTCCAGCTCAGTGCAGCGCAAAGAGCCCGTCCACCACAAAACGACTCAGGGTTCGGGCCGCGGCAGTAAGCCAAAGGCCGGCAAGAAGGCCTATCGGGGCCAGGGGCGCTAGATCCAGCTGGAGCCACCAGAGGCAACGTCCGCCATGCGGGCCTGCTCCAGGCTCATGCCAAGGGCAGCGCGGTCAGGACTCATCACGACATGGCCGCGCCAGTCAGCAATCTCGGCGTTGAGCAGCTCAGTGAATCTGGCGTCGTGCCTGACGCGCTGGTCCTGCGCAGCCTGCTCTTGGAAATACTGGACAGCCATTGCCCAGGCATCCAGGCGGTCATCGTGCAGGAGGGAGCCGCGGTCCATCGTTAGGCGGGTCATCTGCCAGAAGAGGCTGTAGCTGCTGTCCCTGTCCTCTACAGCGTTCTTGAGCAGGTCAGCGTCAGCTTCCACTACACGGCGATCAACGATCATCCGGTGGGTCTGCATCACAGGGGCCAGGGTGTCGATGATCCGCAGCTCCTTGCGCTGGTTGGAGCGGATCGGGCTGACTGTTGTGGGGTGGCCGGCCTTGATCAGGAAGGGCTTGAGCAGCTGGGCGTAGATCTCCAGGCCGCCGAAGTTGGTCTCCACCAGGATCTCGTTGACCTTGTGCTTTTTGGCAAGGCTGGCGATCCGCTCCCACAAGGACTCGCCAACGCCCCCCAGGCGTCCACCGGATTCCATCAGGAAGTAGTTCCCACCCCATGCCTTGACCACGGCCCACGCGAACTCATCGCTGCCACCACCACTGGGGTCCAGGGCCATGACAGTTGGGGCTTCGCCCACAGGGATGGTGCCCTCTACCTGGGAGGGGCGGTAGAAGCGCGGGTCATGGGCCATCCCCACACAGGGGAGGTCATCAAGGGCGAGGTGCTTGGACTTTTCGTAGGTGACGATCTCCGGCAGATGACTGTCGAGGGTCATCACCATGAGGTCACTGCAGCGGAGCGGGTAGCGCTCAATGTCCGAGAGGGTGGCATCCAGGAGGAACTGGAGCTTCCACTGCATGGGGGACATGGACAGCTCGCGCTGCATCAGCTCGTCATCGCTGAAACGTGTGTCTGTAGGCCTGTTTGTTGCCTTGCCGACGCGGCGTTCGATCAGCGGTGCCAGGGCGCCTTTGTAGGGGGTGATGTCAGCGGGGACCCGAGCAGGCCACATCCGCATGTCGTAGTGGAGGTCGCGCTGCAGGGCGAAGTAGATGGAGTCGGTGCTGCTGTGTGGTGTCCCGAGGTAGACGATCTCTGGGCCATCACCGGGCTTGAGGATGGCTTCTAGCTCGTTGAGGCTGTTGCGGAGCTTTTCCCGCTGCACCTGGGTGAGGCAGGTCTGAGGGGTTTCACAGTCGTCTACGAGGATGGTGCTGGCACGGGAGCCGGTGATTTGACCGGTGATGCCAGCAGCGCGAACGCTGGGGCTTTGTTCGATGTGCTTGCAGGTGCCTACGTCGAAGTTGATGCGGCTGTAGCGCCCGTCATGGCTATCGGGCTCCATGTGCTTGAGCCAGGGGACACGACCGATGGTTTGCAGCATCCAGGCGGTCATGGCCTCAGAGCGACTCATGGAGGCACTGATGATCAGGCACTTCTCATTGGGATCGTGATAGAGCTTCCACAGCAGGTACATGGCACTGAGGGTGCTCTTGCCACAACCGCGGAATGCAGCGATGACACGCCGCTTGGGACCGTTCTCTAGGTAGTCACAGACCTGGAGCTGTACAGGGGTGGGAGCGTCTGCCATGGACAGCTCCCGCATGAGCAGGGTGATGAACTGCGGCAGGGGGATGTGAGAGGTCATTTCCGTTTGCTACGCCTGGACCGTTTGCTCTTGGAGGCCCTGAGAGGGGCCTGGGAGGCGCTGGAAGGGGCTTGTCGCTGCTCTTGGATCAGTTGACACGTCTCAACGTATCCAGGGGGCTCAGGGAGGCTTGCAGAGCGGAGTAGCTGAGCCCAGTCCACAGGGAGCCTGATTGACGCTGCATTGCAGCCTATCGACCAGTGGCAACAGATGACCACCAGCAACCCTTGCCACCGTTACAGGTGATGTCAGTCCACACATGCCCAGCCCATTCCCCCAGCCCAGGGGTTGACATACCCCCCTAGACTCCCTGTAACAGTAGTGATACAGATACTGAATCATTAACTGATACACCAACCGGATCAGTTGCTCAGCAATCAAAAGCCACGAGAAAAGAAAACCTAAATCCAAATCCCAAATCTTTTTATGCATCACTAAACAGCTGCAGGTGAAAGACAGGAATCCACTGCGAAGCAGTGGTCGCAGTCAGCTCTGCTGACGAGAACCTGTCTTGAACCGTCCGCAGCCCTAGCTCTCGCCACACTCTTGCCACAGTTATTCTTTTATCTTTCTTCTATTGGATTTATCCATTTAGCTCTGCTAAATGGGGAATAAACACAAAGCGTAGCTTTGGGTTTAATAACTACAAATCAATCAGTGATTCACTACTGTTACGCCTAGTGTATTGCTTACTGTATTGCTGTGTTCCTGCTTGTGTAGCACCTGTGGTGCAGCTGTGTGTCACTACTGATTTACCTGCGTGGCAATCGTGGAGCAATAGTGGAACAGTGCTGGTTCATTTCCCGTTGCTAATTTGTGAGGGGGTTTCGATATATGGACTCATAGGCGTGTCCCCCCATGGGGGTAGGCCTATCTGGGTGTGGGCAAGGTGTGCTCCCTAGGCGCAACTCAATAGGCCACGACTGGGCTTGCACTCGATCCACAATCGAGGGCATCGCAACTGTTCACAGAGTTGGCAGGGCTGTGCTATTATTTAGCAGGGCCAATGTGAGCAGACATGTTTATATTTATGCCCGACCCCACCACAGCACGTTGCAGCACGGAAAGCGCAACGGGGAAGTGAAGCAAAGGTGCATCACGAGAGGTGCATCACAAAGGTGCATCAATGTGAGGTGTTGAGGGAGAGAGGGAAGGGGTGAGGTGTGGTGAGAGATGGCAGGGATTGTGCGGACACGTCCAGGTCGCAGGCCGAGTGCCGCGGCACGCTCTGCCGCTGCCAGGCAGCGCCATCGCTTAGCGGCCCTGGCCGGCTCACTGTCCGTAAGTGCATCAGGGCTGTGGCGTGGTGACTGTTGAGGCTTGGCAGGTCAGCTGGTGATGACTTGGCTCAGCTGTAGCAAGGGTTCTGGTGTTGCGATGCGCACGACTGTTGACAATGGGCAATAGGTGTGCCCACAATGTCGGGACAGGCAGCAGCGCTGTCTCAATCAACAGAGCACCTAGCAATGGCAACCACCACCAAAGCGAGGCCCAAGGCCCGCAAGACTTACGAAGGCCCTACAGCAGAGGAGAAGCTTGTGGCTTCTCTTGTTGAGCTACTGGAAGCTGGCGTCAACCCTTGGCGTAAGGAGTGGCAGGCCCAGGCCAGTGGCCAACACCGCAACCTGCTGACAGGCCATGAGTACAGAGGCAGCAATCCTGCCTTGCTCGAGTTTCAGATGGCAGTCCGTGGGTCAGTGCTGCCCTTGTGGTTAGGTGCTGCTCAGGCCAAAGCGAAGGGCTGGTATCCCAAGAAAGGCAGCAAGGGTTGCTACGTGGTGCGCCCACAGCTGAACAGCAGGGAGCAGCAAGACGAGCAAGGCAAACCGATCACGGGCCCTGATGGCAGCCCTGTTATCGCTGCCTGGGTGAGCTTCAAGCCCGTTTGCGTCTTCAACGCTGCAGACTTGCAGGGCGAAGGGTTGGAAGAGGCAATACAGGAGGCCCTGGGCCTTGTGGTGATCAAGCCTGAGGCTGAGCGGATCGAGCAGGCAGAGAAAGTGCTTGGCGCGTGGCACGTTAAAACCACGTTCGGTGGTGGCAAGGCCTGCTACAGCCCTGCGGTTGATCGCATTTGCATGCCTGAGAGGGTGAGCTTCACCAGTGCAGAGGCCTTCTATGCAACCTGGGCCCACGAGCAAGTGCACAGCACCGGCCACAGCCTCAGGCTGAAGCGTGATCTCACTGGTGGATTTGGCAGCAAGCCCTACGCCAGGGAAGAACTGGTGGCCGAGTTGGGGGCCTTCCTGATCACAAGGCGGCTAGAGATCAGCAGCGATGCGCAGAACCATGCCGCATACCTGGCGAACTGGGCCCAGGTCTTAAAGGAAGGGCCCAAGGTTCTCTACAAGGTGCTGAGCGATGCCACCAAGGCGGCGAACTTAATTGCCCCTGAGCCGGAGGCGGCGGAAGAGGCCTCCTAGGGCCCTTCTATTGCCATCGCTTGACTGTCGCCACGACGTAGCCCCTACTGAGGCCTTCCGGGCCTCTCTAGGGGCCTCTCCAGAGGCTCCCTGTAAACCTTGCAATCCCAACCATGGACATCAGCACCGTTTGGTTCGATCAACTCAGCGACGAACAGTTGATCAGCGTCGGCCAGCACCACGCTGATCGATTTAACCGGGCTTGGGGGACCGTAATGCGCACCCACTACAAGTCGGGCCAGCACATCGACGCCCACGACACTATGGACCGCCAATATGAGGTTCTGGGCGTGCTGAGCCGGTATGTCAGGACGCATCGCCCTGCTGGCTTCTACGAAGATTTTTGCGCCGCCATCAACTGGAA